CGAGGAATTGAATGGGCTATTACTACACTTTCTTTAGTAGCTTCTGTTAAAGCCTGATATTGTTTATCTAAATCACTTACACCTAATTGTTCAACTGTTGGTGTTTCTTGTTCGCTATCTAAAAAGAATATAGCTGGTGTTCCTGCATTAATTGAACCATTATATTTTTGTTCTAATGTTTTAACTATAATATCTAGTTCTTCTTTTACAGGTATTTCGCCTCTAAACATAATCATAACACCAGGATTAAAATTATTCTTTATTGCTGAACTATGAAATTCACTTATATAATATAATGTATTTATATCCATTAATCCACCTACATAAGAAGGCATTGGATAATATGGTTGAGTACTTGAATATTGTTTAGCGTATAGTAATTGTGGTTTTTTCTTATTTTGTGTTTGTGAAAAAGCGTCAAATATTTGTACATCATTATATCTAGTATATTTCTTCCAGTCGTCATAATAAAAGAATGTATCTACAAAATTATCTTCATTTACTTTTCCACTTCTAACATTTTGAAATGGTATATGATATAATTCAGCAATAGATTTTTTATCTCTTGTCCATATAGTTTGTAAAGCAAATCCACCAAATATTTCTAAATCATTAGTAATTTTTTCTAATATATCATCCATACTTTCTAAAGGATTTACATTTTTAATAAATGCTTCTGTCTTTGGACTATCACCTTCATAGGTTAAACCTTCACCTATAGTCATTTTAATTTTCTTATCTAAAATAGCTGTATGTAAAGATGATTTAACGCTCATTTCTAATAATTGGTTAGGAAATTGGTTACTATCACCATATCTAACTATATCACTTCTTTTATCAACTATTATATCTGGTTGAATTTGTTCAGTTAATTTTACATATCGTACTTGAATTTTACTATTCATATCTTCTTTTTATTTTTAGTTACTATATTGGAATGTATCATCGTTATCTGTATCAGTATATTTATATAAATCTATAACATCTGTTGTACCAACAACTTTAAAAAATCCAACTTCTATTTCTTCTCTTAAATTATCTAAATTGTAATAACATTGGTACATATAATAACCATTATCTTTAAGATAAATTATTGAATTTGAATAATCTTGTTGTGTTAAACCTGTTAGAGTTAAAGTGAATTGATTATATCTATCTGTATAGATTGATGTATCAGTTAAAGTTATACCAGTAAATGTTTCTCTTGTGTTAGTGTTTTCTAAATCCATAGTAAATCCAGATGTTGTTCCAGTAATAGTTACATCAGCGATTGCTTCTGATAAAGTAAGTGATAAAATATTTGATTGTAATTGGTTCACAATAATCATCATTTAAAATTATTTTTTGTTTCATAGTAATATATAAAAATTATACTTTTTGTATATAAAAAAACCTCTAAAGAATTTTAGAGGTTTTTTAAGGGAAAGATATGTTTAATCTGTTATTAAACCAGACACTACTGCTGCTGTTATTTCATACGCTGGATATGGTTCCATTGCTTGAAGTGTGATAGACCAACCGTTAAGGTCGTTAAGAACTGTACCTGATGAAGATGTTCCACCGTTAAGTTCCATGCCTTCTTGAGCACCTAATAACCAATATTTAGAGTTTCTATCTCTAATTATTACTGATAAATTAGCTTGTCCTAAGAGTTTAATTTGATTTCTTTTGGTTGCTTCGTTTTTAGAGAAGACTAAAGTTAAAACTTGTTCGTATCCAATAGTTCCATTTTCTACTGAAGATTGAATATTCTCAACCCAGTTTGAACTATTTTTATTTGGTACAAATGTAAATACTGTTAAACCAGAGATAGATGATACATTACCTTCTGTTTCAGTATACCATTCTTGAGCTGTATATCCACTTGGATAGTTACCAATATAAACTTCTACGATACCACCTGCATTATCTCTACATCCTTTACTTATTCCTGATGTTAAATTACATGACATTATTAATTTTATTTATTTTTGTAAATCAGGGAGAATGAACTCCCTGAATTTAAATGGTATTGTTTATGCGTACATATTATGAACTATTTCACTACAAAATGCTACTTGTGTTCCTAGTTTGAAACTAGATTTGAACCAAATATAATCTGTTACTTCATTAAATACCCATTTAGCACTTGAAAGTTCGTATAATTCATCTACACCTATATAAAGGTTTTTATCCCATGTTAGTAACATATAATTAGATGAACCTAAACCTGCTTCAGCTTTAATAGTGACTGAACCTTCATATCCAAATACTGGCATTTCTAATAGACCCATATTTGTTTGAGCGTCTCTATAAAAGTTAGCTGCTAATCTATTTCTTTTATATAGATTATAAACTGGTACTGAACAATGAAGAACCAATTTTCCTCTTGACCACATACCGTTTGTAGCGTTAGCGATAAAATCGTCAACAACGTCATCAACATTATCTACAGTTACAGTTGTTCCACCATAAGTTGTTAATTCGTTTGTTCCTGTACAACCTGAAATTTGTTCCATCCAGCCATCAATCATACCTGATGTACCTAGCCATAAGTCACCTTCAATTTGTGATTTAATATCTGCTATGATACCTCCTGTTAAAACTTCTTCCATTTGAGGAGCAAATTTATCACCATAAGACCCTGGAGCCAAAGGTAAATTTTTATGTTGTAGGTCATTTATACAATAGCGTAATCTACCTCCATATTTTACAACGGTTATTAATTTTTCAGTTAAAGTTGTTGAACCTGATGTAGCTAAACCGCAATCAGATGCTTGAAAATGAATACCTGTATCCACTATATTAATAGGTTCAATATATTTAACACCAGTTTGAATTGAATAATTCTGCATATCATCATTAAAAAGAACACCTTCTCTTAATAATTCTGTTGCTTTGTTTGTGTAGTCTGTTAAACTTGATACTATAAAACTCATAATTTTTATTTAATTTTTATTCTAAACCCATTTCTTTTCTTTTAGCCATTTGTTGCTCCATTACAGAACTAGCAAAAGTTTGTTTTCTAACCGTTTTTTCAGGGTTAATTGGTTTAGTAATTGGAAGGGCTGAAAGCTCTTCGTTTTTAGATTTTAATGATGATAATTCTTCTTCTTTCAAAGTCAATTCTTCATCTTTTTTTGTAATTTCTGCTTCTAATTCGTCCATAAGACCTAAAGCTTCTTCGATTTTAGCAATTTTTTCAGCTAATATCTTAACTTCATCCTCTAAAGTAGGCTCAGTTGACGGTTCTTCTTCGGCTGGAGTTTCTTCGACAGGGATAGGTTCTCTATCTTCTTCAGCGAGTTCTATAACGGCTTCTTGAGGCTTCTCATTTTGAATAACTTGTTCGGTAACTTCATCTTCCGATGCAACTACTTCAAGAACAATTTCTTCTGGAGTGACTTCTGGTGTACTAGAAAGCAATTCTTTAATTTTTGTTAATATACTTTTGTTTTTTGACATAACAATTTAGTTTGTTTTTTAATTAATATATAGGATGTATGAAAAGTGTTAAGATTTATTTTCTTCCTCTTTAATTAATCTCTTAATTTCATTAAGGATTTTTTCATCTTCGTTTATATTAACTTTAGAATAATTATCAAATTTGGTAGTGAAAAAGCCCTCTATACTGAACCCCTTTACTAGACCGGTTTTTACAAAATCATTCCATATTGTTTCGTTGTTTATTTTAAGTGATACCATCCAAGTACCTTTATTTACTACATATCCAAGTTCGTTGGATTTATCATTTTCTGGATTTTCTACTAACCAACTTTCAATTAAAGATACATCATTAATATTTGTTTGATGTTCTAAACTAATTGAGTGGTTTTTATTTTGAATAAGGAATTGTTCTGATATTTTCTTAACTGTGTCTTGTGAAAAATAAACATAATATTCTTCTTGAGCGTTAAAATCGTATCTATAAATTTCTTTATCTGGTATTAAGGCTGGTCCAGTTATTATCATCTTTTCATCATTTTGAACAGCAAATGTTAAATTCTGTTTTGGTTTAGAAAAGTACTGGAAATCAACCTCTATAGCGGGAAATTCCACTATAGAGATTGCTGTTACACCGTCAAAATCTATATTATCAATTGTTAATTCAAATATATTTTTTTCGTCTTCCATTATTTTATTTAGTTTTTATGCTAATACTGGAGCATTACCTGCAGCAGTCTTATCAGATAAAACTATAGCTATCCATGCAGTTCCTTCATATATTAATAAAGCATATTCTCCTGCATTACTGAATGTTAATGTTTCTGTTGTATTAAAAGTTACTACTTGGTCATCACCACCATCAACTATCATATACAATTCTTTCATTTGTCCTTGAAAAGAACCTGCGGCTAAAGTAGAAGTTTCACCAGTTACTACTGTAAAATTACCAGTTGTTATAGTTGTTATATAACTAGTTAAATTAATAACTACATCTTGTGTATCACCAGTTAAAGCTTGTTGAGTTGCAATTGGATAAATTGGAGCATAATCTGCGGCACTAGCTCTTACATAACCACCAGTTTGAATTTGTGTATTAGTTGGTTTTAATGTTGTTATCGTTTGTTCTGTGATTGTTACATCATTATCAGTTGTTACAATTGTGTCATAATCAATTTTCTTATCAACGCCTGATTTTCTCAAGACAATGTCTTGAACATTAATTTCTCGTTGTTTCATAATTTGTTTTTGTTTTTAAGTAATATATAAAATATCTTATTTGTTTTTTATTATATATAACATATAACAATTTTGTTAAGATTTAAAATGATGCTCTACTTTTTATTACTACATCTTTCTTTTGATGTTTAGTCATTTCGTTACTTACAATATAAACTTTTTTATCATTTATTTTAGATGCTAATAAATCATAATCAATTATAGATGCACTTGGTGTAGAAGAATTGTTACCTGCTTCATTTAATGCTGATAATATAGGTGAAAATGCTCTTGTTGAATTTCTATTTATTACAAATTCACCACCCTCTAATTCTCCAAATGGAGTTGATATACCACCTTGTGAGTGTCTTGGTCCATCTAATATACCACCTCTTGCTTTTATTGTTGGTGTTTGACTTAAAACAGATTTTGCTTGTATCATACCACCTATAACTGCTGCTATACCTGAAACAATGGCTGCTAAATTAGCAGGAAATGGAGCTGCGGCTGCTCCAACAGCTATAGCAGATGCAACACCTGCTGCAGTACTTAAACCAATTGATACTAATGCTAGTGCTTTTTGTTCAGCTGAATTTTCTTTAGCTAAATCGGATAAACCACCAAACATAGCAGAAGCTGCAGCTAATTCATCTGCTCTCATATTAGTTTTATCAATTGTTTTTTGTTTAGCTGTAGCTGTAGTTTCTTCTTCGTCTGCTCTTTCTTTTTTTCCTTTTTTTAAAAAATCTTTCAAAAATGCATCACCTGCTGCTTCTTTTTTTTCTCTTTCTGTTTGTATTACTTTATCTCTTTTCTCTTGATATTTCTTTTCAACTTCATCTATATTTTTATTATTTTCTTCTAATAATAATAATGTTTGTTCGTAATTACCTTTTATTAATAATAATTCTTTTTCAAATTTAGTTTCTAATGCTAATAATTCTATTTCTTCTTCTGTTTTATTTAATAAAGTTAATCTTTCAAATATTTTATCTTGTTTTATTTTAAGCCTTGCAGCTTCTATAGCATCAAGTTTATCTTGTTTTGTTTTATTTTTTTCATCTATTTTATTTTGTGCATCTTCTGCTTTTTTATCAGCATCTTCTTTAATTTTTTCTTTATCTAAAAATGATTGTAAAAATGCATCACCAGCTATTTTATATTTAGCTAATTCTATCTTTTCTGGAGTATTACCAAGTAAATCATTTTCGGCTTTAATTTTATCTTCTAATGCTTTATTTACTACTTCTATTGCTTCTGCTTCTTTTATTCTTAATTTAGTTACATCATCTGCTTGTGCCTTACTTTTAACACCTACATCACCAAAAGATTTTTCTAATATTTTGTTTATTTCAATTTGTTTTTCAATTAATTCAATATTACTATTTAAAATTTTTTTAATTTCTTCTCCTGTTTCTTTATCATCAAGTGCTGCTTGTTTTTGTATTTCTAATAATGTACTTCTAAGAAGAGTTTCGGCTGCATATCTTTTTTCTCTAAGAGAACCTGCTTCTTCATTAGCATCATCTAACTCTTCTTGATATTTTTGTAAAGCAATTTTATTAATGGCTAATTCATTATATTTTTTTAAATTAATATTTAATTTTTCAATGCTAATATTTTCTAAATCTATACCATCAACTACATCAGGTGCTATTTTTATTAATTCATTATAAATTACATTTCTTCTTTGTGTTGTTATATTTGCTTCCATCATTTCAATAGCTAAAAGATTAATTCTATCTTGTTCGTCTTCTAATTTTTCACTCAAAGGAATTTCCATGTAATCACTAATAGCATTAACCATATCTGCTATATCATCAACAAAATCTTGAATACCACCATTACTTTTTAATATATTTAACATAAGACCTTCCCACGCAGAACCTAACATAGTAATAGAACCAGATACATTATCCTTCATAGTATCAGCCATATTTTTTGCTGCACCATCTGCACCATTAAATGATGTTTTTAAATTTTTTAAACTTGTTGTTCCATTCATTAAAACATTAAAAGCAGCAACACTTCTTGAACTTGTTATACCTAATGTATCATTTAAATCTATACCACCATCTTTTAATTTCTCTAATGCTGGTAATAATTCATCAAATGAATTTACTGAACCACCTAACGCTTTTGATAATTTACTATTCTTATCAGCTAAATCTAATGTTATATTTTTTAATGCCATACTAGACTTACTCGCATCAAATCCTGCATTGGATAATTCACCCAATAACGCTGTTGTTTCTTCAATAGAAAATCCAAATGATTTAGCCACTGGTCCAAATGCAGATAAACCAACTTCTAATTTACTCATATCTAAAGCAGAACTAGACGTTGATAAAGCAAGAACATCAACAACTCTCGCCATCTCACTTGCATCTAAACCAAATTGTCTTAAAGCGGCACCAGCAATTTTAGCAGACGATGCCATATCATGACCTGTTGCTTCTGTTAATGCAACGACCGCGGCAGTTGAATTTAAAATTTGGTCTTCTGTAAAACCTAATTTAGCCAACTCTATTTGTAATTTTGTAACCTCAGTTGCTGTCTTAGTTGATACTTTACCTAATTCTTTTGCTTGTTGTGTTAAAAACATGGTATTTTTAGTAGTAGTACCTAATATAGCAGCCAATTTACTATTCTCTTTTTCAAAAGCCGTAATAGTCTTAACAAAATTTATAATAACACCAACAGCAAACGCAGCAATTATTAAAGGACCCATCTTAGCAAAACCAGCAGCCATCTTCTTAGTAGATGATGTAGATTTATTTGCAGCTCTATCAAGACCAACACTTGCCTTCTTTGCAGATAAAGCTGTATTTTTTAAATTAGTATTTAATTTCTTAGTAGCT